TAGCTCGCCTCTGTGCTGGGTGGTGCCATCGACATCCCTGCTGTGACAGGCGTACCATCCGTTGAGACCCGTTTCGCTGATGGCTGTCGCCATTCGATTTTTGACCATGAAAACTTGACCGATGATATCGGTGCCACTCGACTGATTTGGCATGTTGAGGACCACATAGCTTTTGTTTGCAGCCCATATTCCGGCTGGTTTCCCGCCAAATCCGGTGCTGCCGTCCAGCATCGGCGCGGTGTAGTTTCCGGTGTAAGATGCAGAGAGTGAAGGCCCTAAATTCGTGTTTCCCGCCCCGACATCCCAAGAGTGTTCCGCCACGGATAATTCCATTGTTCCAGCATTGTTGAAAACGCGAACGTAAAGGACGTTTAGCTGCCGCTGCCACAGCGCCGGGTAGCGCATAAAAACCTTATTAAACTCTGCGGCGGCGCTGCCAATATTTCTGGTGCCGTCGCCGTCGGGAATGATGTTTTCATCCACGCTGCCGAAATCAGCGCCACCGGCGAGATCGAGGATCCCTTGCACCTGATCCTCTTTGAGATTTCCAGAGTCGGATGTATCGGAGAATACAATGGTATCTGTCGCCGCTATGGCCGTATCCGTCAAACCTGCCAGCGCTCCATGCAATCCAGCGGGGGTGATTGCTCTGGCGGTGTCCGATCCCGTGACCGTCTCCGCAGTCGTAGCTAGCTCCACCACACCAGCGTTTGTGTCACTTGCAGTTTCCGCTGTATAAGTCACGGTGTCTGTTGCACTGACAGCAACATCCATACCTGCGCCCGCAGCGAAGGTCATGGTGTTGCCATCCCCCACTGTTTGACTTGTCGAGCCGTCTGACATCGTGAAGTTAGACATCGTACCCGAGCCATCCGCACCGTCTGCCCCCGCGTTTCCAGTGCGAACAAACTGGACGCTGACAGGATCGCCATCAGAAATAGCGGACCCCCCAGAGACAACATGAGTGACAGCCACTTTCGAGTACGTCGAGGCCGAAGTCACCGCGCCTGTTACATTGAAAATATGAAAGTTGGCCGGTGTGGCGTTCTCGAAAATCGAGATCGTACCGCGCAACGCTGTATTGGTTGAATCATCCCAGGAATCGACCATGCTATTGATCGATGCGCCACCAGCTTCCACATCGTCCATATATAAGACTGTAGCTGAACTGGCCGTGCCATGATTAAGCCATACTTTTCCTGCGCCCTGGTCGCTATCAGCCGTGGCTGTCTCGTATGTCATAAGAACGCCAGGGGCGTCGCCCTTTACGCCCTGAATGCCTTGAATGCCTTGACTTCCCGTTGACCCCAAATTGCCGGTGCGGGAGAACGACAGCCTTACGAGGTCATCATTTGAAAACGACCCAGTTCCAGCTACATACGTCAAAGCCTGTTTGGTGTAGCCGCTGGCATTTGTCGCCGCGCCTGTAATGTTCCATTGCGCCCAAACTGCTGTATTTGTTTCCTTGACCAGAGTGATCGTGCCGCGCAACGCAGTGGTCGTGGAATCGTCCCAACTCTGAACCAGACCGCTGATATCGGCTCCTGCCAAATCTGCATCATCGATGTAACAAGCTGTCGCACTCGCCAGAGTTCCATTATTGAAGCGGATGTATCCCGCGCCAGGATCGCTGTCAGTGGTGGTTGTGGAGTATTTCAGCCCCAGCCCCGGTGGTACGCCAGAGCTACCCGCTGGACTAAACGCAAGCGATATTTCCGCGTTGTTTGAAATCGATGTGCTGCCAGCCAGATATACAACGGGTATTTTCGTATAGCCGCTGGCATCGGTCACAGCACCAGTAACCTTGTATGTGACTAGTGGCGAAGCTGGATTTGGGTTACCGGCAATCGTAATGATGCCGCGATTGGCACCATCGGCGTCGTCCCAAGACTGCACCCAAGCGGTGATATCCGTTGTGCCGTCACTGTCGTCCACATACATAATTGTGGCGGAATTGAGGCTAGTATTGTTCAGCCGAATGAACCCGGCCCCAGGGTCAGCATCGGCGGTGGTCGTGCTGTATTGCATCGACACGCCACCCATCATGCCAGTTTGGCCTACGGGAATACCCAGGGCTAAAGCACCAGTTGATTCTGTAAAGCTCGCCGTTGCTGTACCAGGAGATCCGCTGCTAGTCGCGACGTTGGATACGGTAACTGTATTAACGCGGCCCGTTACAGCTTCCGGATTACCATGAGTAGAATCAAAGCCAAACAATTTGCCTTTACGATCCGCTTGTACGGGTAATGTGAAATCGTTGACCGTATCGAATGGCTCAGACTTAAAGGTTCTCGCAATGTCGCGCTCGTTTTGCTGCATCATTGCGACTTGCTTATCAAGCTCGTCATTCAATGTGTCGATTTGGAATGCGCCGGAAACCGGGAAGTCCGTTGTCCGAGAGATTGCCATATCTCGTATAATGGTAACGGTTGCATTAGAAACGCCCGTTCCCATGGTTACAGTACCACCACCGGATGTACCTGCGCCGGAAACAGTATAATCGGTCGTTAATGTTTTCAGCGTAGAATCGACATAGACCTTCAAATCCGCATCGGCAAAGAACTCAAAGTTCACCGTAAATGCGGTTTGTGGCGTACCTCCTACTGTATAGGAGTCTCTTGGTGTCGTATCAGATATCGTAATTGGCATTCTTTACCTCGCAACGCTTTCCAAATCGCGAAACGATCCGGTTAATAAGAAATGATTCTGCAAAAGTATCATCCGGCGCAACGCACCAACCGTGCCACGATCATGGGTGCCGGTAGCCCAATCCGTGACAACGTTATGTAGATCCACCAGCTTTGATCCCGACGGACCAAAAACTGTTCCAGCTATATACCGTGGGGCTGGGGAGTAGGGGGGCGCCACCCCAAGAGCAGCGTGTGCGCCTAATTTATTGTCGCTTAGATTTTCAAGCGCCCTGTTGATATCGGTGAAATAGCCCAGCACCCCAGAGCGGTCGATACCGGCTAATAATTTCTCTCTGAAATTTTCTTTATCTGTACGTTCTGCGACTGTGCGTTTTAATTCATTTACGATTAGCCCCATGCCAATCATCATCAATATGCCATAGAGCGTATAGGCTTGTTTTTCCTGCAAGCCGCTTACCATAACTCGCTGCGCTGCGCCTACAGCAAAGCCTTTGAATTGGCTTATCACAGAGCCTAGTTCTGTACTCATCCAAAGCGGCCTGTCAGCAGTTCCAGGCGTTACAATTGTACGATCTACATCTTGTGCGAGCGCACCGCGGAATGCAGCAACAGCTTCTAAATCGGCCCACAGTTCTGTATTGGGCAGGAATACACCGCCCTGTTTTCGGGCGCGTTCAATATATTTTGCAATTGCCTCGCCAACATCATTGACCCGTGTGCTTTCGATCAACTCTCTCATGGTCGGACCTTTAGCGAAGGCAATGTCTCCATGTGCGTAGAACATTTTGTTAATACGCTCGGCCATCGGCTGATCAATGCCGCCCCGCGCCAGTTTCACGAAGTCGTGATTTAATTTTGCGCCTGGTTTTAATGCCCCGGCTTTAGCCCAGGCATCCGTCGTTTCAAGTATTCGGGCCGCGATGATAAGGCCAGCCCATTCCTTCATAGCCGTATTCCACGGGTTCAGAAGATTAACCATAGAGAAAGCGCCAGCAGCGCCATGAAGAAATCGTTCTATTTTTGAATGACGGCCAAACACATCTCCGAGATCCGCCATAGCCAGAGCGCGGGTATTAAGAACCATTTCCAAGCCGGTTCCTCCTCTGTGCGTCTCTTTGCGTGATAGCTTTCTAATATTCTTACCGCTCATTGCCGCCGCGAAGGTGGGCTTCATCGTGCGCTCTATGCCCTCAACCATGATTGGCCGTGCTAAATCAGGCAGAGCCGATATCACCACCCCACCCAGATAAGTGAGATAATTCCATTGCTTCATAATGCGGTAAAAGCGCGAGAGTGGGCGATAAGGATCATCAGGCAGACCAAAGGTGCCGCGTAGCCGGTCCCTGAGTGCCGTAAAATCGCGAAGATCGTTGTTCATGGCTTTTCGCATTTTTTGCTGCTTTCCAGTCGGCGCAGCCGCAATGCGTTCTAGCCATTTCTCTTTAATCAACTGGGTCTGGTCATACATATCGACGGTATCGAAACGTTTGACGATTTCGAGGTCCGTCGCAAATGTTCGAACGTGATACCGGAGAATGGCTTCATAATCGTTCTCGATAAACTCAGTTAGATATTTATCCTCAATATCAATAAGCCGCTCTCGTGCGGAACGGGCGATACCCGGATCATGCTCCTTGAGGGGTCCAAAGGGATGATCGCGCCGAATGCGCTCAATCATCTTTGTTGTTTCAACCTCAACCTCTTCGGAGGGAACACCTCTTTTACGCAGCCAATTACCTATGACTGCACGGAACTGATCGATATTGTTTTCAATTTTATCAATACGCCAAATACGGGGCAGATATCCGGGCTGCGCTAATATCTCCGGGCCTTCCGTATGAATGCGGTCAATTTCTCGCTGATGCGATTTAGCTCTCTTGTTCAAAGCGCCACGTTGGCGGGACAGTTGCTTTTGTCTATCTGTTATTAACTGAAGGTTATGTTCTTCTGCCGCGATTTTTTTAGGATCTTGTAATTTCTTTATGGCCGTTTTTTTCTTTGAGATCTGTTTTTCTAATGTCGCAATGCGTGTATTGTAATCCTCAATCTCCGTATTAAATTTTTTAAGCTGGCTGCGGAGATCCGCCGTAAACATATCCGCCTCAATAGCCTCATTTTTGAGTTTATCGAGAACCTTCCGTGCTGCTACAGCGGTACTCTGCACATGCGGATCATCATGCACATCACCGGACCTCATGGCATAGGACACTTCGTCACGGAACTCTGGATAAGACATTTTGTCGCCGCGTCCCTTGACCAAATCTCCCGCCGTTAATTTAGCAAGGCCGATAGTCTGCGCCCCTGCGCTATCACCTAATGCCTTGCCACGATAGGCTGCGTATTCCGCCAGACCGGTATTTAACGCTTCGACCAAATCATATTGCCAGAAGCGTATATTGGTTTCGACGCTTCGCTGCGTTGCCTCGCCATAGAAGTTCTTCTTTTGGAAAGTACCTGGCCCCTCAATCAGTGCCGTGGTTAATTCCGGAACGCTTGATTCTTGGGATTTCATCAACCGTTTGTATGGACTGTCAGGGAGCTTTTCGAGGCCAAACGCGGAAGCTAGTTTTTCGCCTTCAGCTATTTCTTCTTCGGTTTGAGCGCGAGCGCCTTCATCACGCGCACCAGCCCCTACACCCCTAAAGGTTGGGCCAGCGCCGGGAGGCGGCTCGGTGGTGAAGTCGGCAGGCTCAATAATGTCGCTTTCATCTTGTTTACCAATGACCGGGCCGGGGTCACCGTAAATGCGGTGTCCTTGTTCTATTCCGTCGTCAATATAAGGTTGGGCATGAACCATAAATGGTGGATCGTCGGAAATACCCTTCGGATTGACCTCAAAAAGCCCTTCTATCTCGTCGCCTGAGGGATTGGCCATAAACGGGCCTTCATCTTCAACGATTCTGATGGCTTCTTCTGCGCTAGAGGCTCTTACAATCTTGGTGGGAAATACTGGCTGACCGTAGGGGTCGGTTTGTTCGAAGATGACTTCCCATTGCCTGTATTCTTGTAATTCTTCCTTTCCGGTGGGGCCGCTGCCGGAAGGCGGCTCGTCCGCAGAACGAGTTGGCCCGCCTCCCGGCATCCCCCCCAAGGGATCTGCTGGATCTAGCGGCTCACGCGGTCTTACTGCTCCTGGTGGGGGGATTTCTGGCCCGCCGATCAATCTTTCTGCGTCATATATTTCCTTAAAATAGCGGTCACCAACTTCTCGTAAATGGCGGCGACCCAAAGCACCGATACCACCGCCAAGTATCCCTAGGAAAAATGTATCTGAACCAACATTCAGTAACGATTCGTCCAAAGATCGGGTTTGCTGCATACTAGCCAACGCGGCCTCACTCAGAACAGCCGATCCGGCTGCGCTAGGCGCCATTCGCCTTATGCCTTGAATAGCCCCGATGCCTGTTTTGAATCGCGTTGCAGGCAAAAGCACTTGCAGGGGGTCGCTAAAACCGCCCCACATATACCCGACCATTCCGCCAATGCCGCTATTTTCGATTTGTTCCAGATCATCCATCTCTTGCTGGATTTGTCTGTCTACCAGCACAACTCCTGCTTCGGTTGTAACGCCGAAATATCTCGTCGGGTGCGTATCTACATATCTACCGACTTCAAATGGATCGATTTCTTCGCCATGCGCTTCAGCGTCCCGCAATGCAGTCTGGAAATTCCTGTCACGAAGATATGAGCCAAAAATATTATTGCGTACAAAGCCCGCGCCCATGCCCTCAAAGAATCCAAATTCCCGGATAACTGGCGGCGCTATTGTTTGCGGAGGGCCTCCCGGAACTGTATGGCTGCGCTTAACTAATCCCATTAGTTTTGGTCCGGATCATAATCTTCGCCATAGCTCTGTCGTGGCTCAAAAGCGGGGTCTTGGCGCAATTGGTTAACATCTATTTCTGGGCTACCTGGCACCAACGGGTCTACAGCTGGGCCGCGACGTATTTCCGGTGGTTTTCCAGAACCAAAGTCTTCCAATACCGGAGCGCCACCCGCCTCTTGCCCATCCATCAAACGCGGGAAATGGTCCGGGAAAGTCAATACAAGCCGCTTTCTTATCCAGTCGCTTGTTTTTTCGATTGCGCTCCGTTGATCTTTGTTTACTTGCAATTGCTCAAGATTTCGGTTGAACAATGTTTGTTGGAAAACAATATCGTAAAGCCATGACGTAGGAACAATATCCCCGAAACCACTAGCCCGAAGTGCGTCAGGTAAATAATCATTAACTTCCCGCGCAACTACGGTAACCATGTCATCCCAGCGTGATTCTTCGCCGTTAAATTGATAGGCGCTGAACTCATCTAAAAGCTCTATTTCTTGATCTTCAAAGTTTAGGAAAACGCGGTATTTTGGATTTACCCCCAACTGCTGACCGGCGAAGGCTTCTAATCTTATATTGCCTTCTTCCATCATTGTTCGCAGGGCGTTCCTGCTCATGTCCCGGCCATCCCAGGCATCTCCAGATAAGCCAGCCTCAAACAGAGAATCCAGCAAGTCCTCCCGAACAATAAGAGCCGAGGCCATGCTTGGATTGATATTGCCAGCGTCGATGACCGCATCAGGGATTTTTTCTGGCGGATGTTCCATCATTGCCCATTTGCCGCCAAAATAGCTTACCCCCCATGTCGAATTTGCCATCGTATTTATGGCGAGCGCCGCCGCCTTCTTCTGCCCTTCTTCCGTCGCTTTGTAACCAGCAGCAGTTAACCTATAGACCCTCGTAACATCCCGAATAAATTTAGGCGGGTACGCTATTTCTGGCTGTCCGCTAATCAACTCATCGAAAAAACGCCAAGTCCCCTCCAATGTCCCTATTACGGCACCCTCTCCCTCCGCTTGTGCCTCCACATCTCTCATAAGCCAACGGTCCAATAAACCCGGCATCAGTTCGTCAACAGTCTCGTCAATTATTTCCTGTTCTAATGCAGGGACCGTCATTTCCTGCCCTTTGGCCCATTCCGCCATACTGTTGGCATGAGCTTTATTGGCCGTGCCATCATGCAGTTTGACCATTCTCTCTATAAGGTGCTCATTGCTACCGGCTGTTTGCAGGAGGCTTGCCGCCTCATCCCATATACCAGAATATTCACTAACTAATTGGCTTCTAATATGCTTCCCTTTTTGAGGATGGGCACCAAGTTGCATCCATAGCGTTGCTACTCTCTGAAGGTCTTCGGGATCCGTATGAATTGAAGAAAAATATGGTTTCAGATTTGTGGGAACTACGCCGGTTTGGTGAACCAGCTCGACCATTGCCTTAATGCCTTCGTCCGTTTGAATGGTAAACGGCTCGCCGTCATCGGTCTGTCCCTTCTTTTCGTAACGGTCAAAAAGAAGGTTGGCATCCTCTTCGATTTCTGCCGATGGAATTGCGGTATGCCAGTCCGGTAGTCCGGCAATTCTGGTTCTCGCACCCACCACTTTTGCATAGTCTTTAGTAATTTTCCTCAAATCTTGTTGTAATTTCTTGGTTAAGTCGTAAACGCCATTATCGCTTAACTCCTCAAGATCTCGACGCGTGTGCCAATGGCTTGTGAGGTCTTCAGACAATTGTCTTACGCCGATCTCGTTGCCAGCCTCAACCATCAGCTCGATAGTTGTGAGATGTTCTTCATACAGGGATTGCTCTTGCTTAAAATTGGTTGTTTGTGCGGCCTTTTTTTCCTGTAGCTTTTGTGTCCTTGCCTCTTTATCTAGGGCCTCCCATTCCCTAATTGATTTCACTACTGCGTCGCTTGCGGCTGTTGCTATTTTATTTCTAAGTTCCAGCCCATCTTCTTCCAAAACAAAACCGGAATCGATTGCACCGTTTATCATTTCGGAGATTTCTAGTGCTTCCGCAGTTGCGAATTGTAATTCGTCTAATTCCTGTAATCGCTTTATGTTATTTACGGCATCAACTACTCTCGTATTCAGCCTTGCTTTATTTAATTTTTTCTCTTCCGTTTCAGCTGCTTTCGCAGCTGCTTCTTTATCTTTGTAATGTTTACGATTTTCGGCGTTAAGCAGTTCAATTATTGCTTCTCTATTCTGGCTCCAATACTCATAGCCAATATCATCGTCGGCATATAACTTATCCAGACGAATGATTTCCTGTCTGGCCGACTGAACGGTCTTTTCAATATCTCCCTCTATTTCCTGAGCAAATTGAATGTTACCTTTTGCAATTGATACGTTGGAGCCATCGTGTGCTTCATTGATCTTATGTCTCTCCGCTCTTTTTGCATCATCGTCTGTCTTTTTATCTTTCAGGCGTCTTGTATAATCATTGTATTCGGTGCGAAGAAAGTCGGTAACTTTGTCCCGGTCCTCGGTGGTCATTTTCTCGAATAACGGGTCGTTCCCGTTTTCAATATTTTCCAGCCATAGACGAACATCATCTTCAGATTGGTTTATTCGCTGATCGAGTTCGTACAGTCCAAGGCTGCGGTACATTCCCAATCTATCGGCGTTACGCAATTGAGTTGCTATGGATGCGGGAACAATGTCTGTATCCACTGCGGCCTCTAATTGCTCCCATGCATCGGTGATATTTCCGCTCCCCATAGCGGAAATACCGGAGTTTCTTATGGCTTCATGGTTGATTCTAAATTGGCGTTCAACATCCGCTATTACCGTTTCAGCGTCTTGTGCATCTTCAATCTGTTGACGCCTCGCGGTTACATTAAGAAAGCCTTGCCCAACCGCACTTTCCAGCATGAGTTGTGCTCTTGGCCGCAACTGCTCATGTACGCCCTTCAGTGTTTCGTCAGCATATGCACCTGCCGCAGCAGAAAAAGCCTGGGGATCGTTTGAATGTTGCTGTTCAATTTCCGTTATTGCTCTGGCCGTATCTGTTCCAAACTTTGAGTAATAAACGACACGGCCCTTTTCGTTATAGGACTGACCGTAAAACGTGTCCTCACCCATCGGCTCAAACGTGCCAGCTGCCGCTTCTGCCTCACCAGCCAAGCCACCACGATGACCTGCTCTTTTGGCGCCTTCTTCAAAGATCATATCGTTCAGATTTTGAAAGAAATCCGCTGTTTCCCCATGCGCTTGCGCATGACCAAAATCCGCACGGTTTACCGCTGGAATATTGACCCCGATTTGAGTACGGAAAGGCGTCCTTCGGGCCATTATGTTACTCTTTCTTCGGCTCTTTTAATTGATGGATTCTTAAAGCGCCTTGAGCGGCTGTGCCGAGCGCCCTCATTGTTCCCGCAGAACTAGCGTGAGCGGCTCGTGAGGCAGCAGCGGCACCAGTAATTTGCGCGTCACGGCGGAACGTAGCGGTATTTAGTTTAATTTTTGTAATATCCCGGCCCAGCTGAGTTCGTGCTTCGTCCTGTAACCGTTGTGGACTGCCAAGGAAATTACGAACACCCGCCGCAGCTGTGAACGCTCGTTCAGTGGCGGCATGTCGCGCAAAATCTTTACGCCGCTCTGCCTCATCATCTATGCCTCTAATACGCGCCATTTCGGCCTGTTCTTCGGCCTGTTGGCGTTCAAAGGATGCTTGCTGTGCAAGGGCCTTGCCCTGCGCTCTCTGCGCCTTTGCGGTTAACATGGTTGACGCAACCATCAGGCCGATAGTGACTGGATCGCCCATTAGAATACGACCTCCTTTTCCATTCCCAATACTGTCAAGGGCAGGGGGGCGCTTTCTGTCAGCGTGACCTGACCGAGCTTGTCATAACCCAGGACATAAAATTCATAGTTTCCGGTTTTCGTCGCTGGCGCCGCGCTCAGATCATCCGTTACGTCATAGATTGGAAGAACCTGGGTGCCGAGCGTTACTGTATAGGAGTTAAGAAGAGCCACGTTTACCTTCGTTACGCGCTTCATCTCCCCCATAATCGAGCCATTGGCGAGGCCGATTTCGATAGGCAAATCCTTCAGCGTTACACTGTAATCAAAACCGATATCAATATTGGTGTAGGCTTCTGTGGTCGTAATCGCGCTTGAAGATACCGTGTAGGTTCCCGCATGGGTTGTAGTGGTATTGTCCACCACATCCACGCTCGCGGCTTGTAAATGCGCCAATCCCGACCAGGAGGTTGTTGCGGAAGCCGTCTTTGTAACAGCGCAATCCAGCGTCACATTGTAATCCAGCTTTTCCAGGTAATAGACCGTTGCGGAATTGATCGTGCGCTGGACGCAGAAAAATATGTCATCCTCGATAGATGTTATCGATATGAATTTATCCCCGGTTCGGGTTGTCCATTTTGACCATCCCGCTACGTTCTCTGAGCGCATTGTGTTTAACTGCGCTATCGAGCCATCCGTATTGATGATGTAACAATACTGTTCGGGATGATCGTCAGAACCGGAAATAACTTCTGCATCCACAGGTGTTCCAAAGATATCCGGCACCAGCTTGGATACGCTGTCTGCTGAATAGGCTTGTTCGATATCCGAGAAGGTAAACTCCCGAATATGTTTGCCTGTACGATCTGGAAATAACGTAACGCCATCCATCTTCCGCGGCGGCACTTCAAGAGAGCCGAATGTCGTTTGCTCACGAAATGATATATTCGCTGGTGCAAACGGATTAGCCTCCGTCGTCGGAATGTACCATTCGCTTTCATTAGTGAAAATTTCCAGGTGATTTGAGGCGACCAAGTGCATAATCGTATTGCTTTGATCGCTACCAATGGTCGCCTGGATACCCTCATCATCAAGGCCGGTCCCAAGGTTGAAGTTAAAAAATGCCCCAATCTTGGACGCAAACAATGTATCGGGAAGGCTTTTGCCACCACCGAATAAAAGACGTTCCTGAAAAAACCGCGCTGTTCTCGGATAACCCTTAACACTGCTGAAAGCCGGTTCATCCCAATCGATGTCTGCTGTCGTCGCGGCCAATGTTTCGCGTACACTCCCCGCCATAACCGTCGAGGATGTAAATCCGGTCAACATAATTTCCTTGCCTTTATACCGGATGATTTCATCAACATAGTCAGATGTGAAATATCCGCTCGACAAGGTGACGGTAATAGAACCCGATGTGCCGCTAGGAGTTAGCGTAATGCCTTCATCAGCATATTTGTAATAAGGCTGGTTAAGCGGTGCGCCGGATGTGTGCTGCTCAAACGTAAACGCGGCCCATGTAAAACTAGAGGCGCCGGTGCGCGTTAATTTATAAATTGGATGATCTTCGTGGACGACAATCATCGTATCTGCGGTCTGCGCCCAGCGTATTTCAAAAAGCTGTGCCGCCGTATAAGGAACACCGGAGGTAATCGACTGATCTACAGAACCGTCTGATGAATACACATCGATGCGGCTTTCCATAAACGCTACGATATATTGCTGGCTTTCTGAAAAGACGAACTTGGCAAGCCGCGCCTTTTTATTCAGTGTTGCCAAATAGCTCGTACCGGGACGCCGGGATGCACCCCCATGTAACAAAGGCCGGAAATTCGTGAGTGTTTCAACACCGTTTCGATAAGCGTCGATATCCGAGCGCAGCCGCATACCCGGATCAAGTTGACCGGCGACGAAATTATTTTGCAGACGCCGTAGTTTCTTGACCATCAGCCACGCGCTCCACGCAGCCGCGCCCCCGTCAGGCGGGATATATTTGCACGTTTTGCGGTTTGACCTTGAGCATCGTTACGCCGCGACTGCGCGAACAGAACAGCGCCTTCTTCTGACAGAACAGCCGCCATCTTGTCATCCCGCGCCAGCGACGTTGCAAATTGCGCGGCCAGCCCGGTAACTACCGATAATAGAAAATCGGCAGGCCAGTCATTCTCATCGACACGGTAGGTATAGATCGCCACTACATCATCAGCGTCGTTATCCTGATTGGTGTAGATCAAATCCTTGAAACGTTCGAACTCAATGTCCCGATCACCGTACAGTACACGATGAAGAACAAGAAGATCGCTGGGAACATCATAACCGTAGTCCCACATCTCAAGAGGCGTATCTGAGTTCTTGTTGAGGGAGAAATCTTTCTTCGCCCAATTCCACCGTGTCAGCGCCAGCTGGCCGCGTACATAGGTTTCATAGAGCGTGGACGCAACGGAGGATTCCGTTGTGCCGTCGGTAAACGAAGTAATCGCCGCGCCGCCGATACGGACGAGCGCTTGATTGGCTACGGAGATATCGGTTTCGGCCATATTGCCTCACAAGAATGTGAGCGGAAGGTGAGTCGCCTCACCCTCCGCTCGACACTCTCTAATCGGTGTCCGTCATCGAAATGGCGGTGCCGTCTGACACGTCTACATTTGTCCCATCGTTCGACAGAACCTGCATGATCGTCATGGTAGGTGTGTTCGAATCATAGACAAATATAGTGTCACCGACTTGTAGCAACTCAGCCGCATTAGCAAAGTAATTGGCCGAATCCACACTTGCCTTGGCATCTGTAGACGTATAGTGCCACAAAGTGTAACTGTTGCCGTAGGCAAGTGCCGTCAGACTTGTACGAGAAAAAGCCATCTTTCAACCCTCCTACGATTCCTGACACGAAACTTCGATGATGCCGTTGGCGTCGATCAAAACTGCGTTCATCTGCATCTTGTTTACAAACAGATGAGCTTGCTTTGTACCTTGCCACGTCACGTCGAGTTCCACGTCAGCCCCGATTGCGTGACCAATCGAGGACCGGTGATAGGCAAACGTCTTGCGAATACTGCTCGCAACGTCTAACCCGGAAAAAGCGAACATGGTGAAACCAAGCCACCGCTTGGCCGTTACACCGTCAAGCCATGGGCCTGTACCTGGACCGATATAATCGAGACTTGCGAACTCGGTAATATCCATCAGGTCAGTCCATTGCTGGAAGCCCATGACCCAGAAGCGTCCTTCGTCTTCGGGAACATCGTTGTTACCGAGAGTTTCAAACGCCGAAGTGACCTTGGCCTTGGTCAATGCCGCCGAGCCGTGTGCGATGGTGCTTGTCGTGGCGTCCATCGCCGTTGTTATCAACTCGTCGGTTTTACGACCAAGCGCCCAGGCACCGGAACTGGCGGCTACCATGCGCTCGTCAATGTTGATACGAAGCTCATCGAGATCATCGATGTATTCACTTGCGTACCAGTCTTGCAGGGTGACGTTGACGTTTGTATGCGCGAGATTCATCGGCGAAACGTCACCGCCCCTTGACTTCTGCGACGCCGCGCCCTTGGCAACTTTCTGAAAAGTTGTCTTGTTCGAGACGTTGTTCTTCGTTCGAACAGTATTCCGTAGCTTCGAACCTTGGCGTTGGTAAGCCATATGAACGTCAGCTTCAAACTGCTCGATGAAGGCAGTAGAGATAGTGTTGGCTGCCATAACTAGCCCTCCACTTCTTCTTCATCCGTTGGTCTGACGGTTTGGCTGTTTTTCCGTAAATCCGGTTTGGCCTTACGGGGCCGGGAACGGTTTCACAGGGCCGCTTAAATGACCTCTGGCCTACATGCCTCCTATCCGCCTGTCGGATTGGAGGGTGCAGTTGCTTTGTTGCCGGGATAGGCACGCTTCCAAGCGGCCTCCACTTCAGCAACATATGTTTCGTCGCGCTGTAGGGGGTCCCAATAGCGCGGATCATTTTGCATAGCCTTAATCTCAGACTTGCTTTTCGGCGCGTTGGGAACCGGCGCTTCGCTGCCATTGTTCACACGCGCATTTTTCGTAAGGGATTGGATCTCCTCTACCATCTTAATGCCGTTAGCCGTTGTCACCACACCTTCCAGGGCCTTATAGGAATCTTCGGTCAGATTGGCCTTGGCCCAAAGATTTACGGCCTCAATTCGCTCGGAGCCGTTGCTGCCAAGCGCGGCCACTTCGGCATCGTAATTCGGCATGTTGGCGGCTTGCATTTTCACATATTCGGCTATTCCGGCATCAAACTTGTCTTGACCAAACCCGTTGTCATATGCCGTTTGCCGCCACCATGATAAAAGCGGATCGTCTTCATTCATTTGCCATTCGGTGCCTTCGGGCAGGGCATCGTCCGGTATATTGAATTTATAGTCCTCAACCTTTTCTGGCCGGTCTTTTATCTGGCCTTGCGTTACTTCCTTTTCCACATCAGCCCGGACTTCATTGCGCCATTCTTCCGCAGTCTTGCCGCCACGAACGATACGGCTGAGTTCTTGCTCTTGATGGCTGTAAGACGTTGCCAATGCCTCGATGTTCGCCTCGCCTTTGCCGTTATCCCAGAACTTTTCTGGCATCCACTCAGGACGAGCGGTTTCCGTACCGTTGATTTCTACTTCGGCATCAGAAGTTGCGCCGCTATCATTTTCGGCCTGTAAATAGGGGTGGGGGGTTCGGATCAGCATCAAATTCCCTTTTTGCCTCGTTCTATCCGTTGGAGGGTCAACGCAACTTGATAACGCTGGCCTTCAAGATGGCGCAACGCACAATCCTCAATTCCAGCGCCCGTGACGTTGTTCATGGTGATCGAGCGTACATAATCGATCCATTCTTGACCGGCTTTGCTTTTGAATACTTCAGCCGCCAGGGCGTTTAGTTTCCTTTCCGAGTCTGCGCTGCGCCGGATGCCGTCAAGGCCAGTGCGATGACCGGACTTGGCAACCTCGCGTAAATCGACAACTCGATCCCATCCCGATTTACGTTCCGTCATTGCATTGCACCACCGCCACCGCCTATGGCTTTAGCCAAATCCTGTGGCGGCACACCTTCTTCCATAGCCTGTCCAGCCATTTGTGACACTTCCTCAACAAGCTGCTTGCGCTCAAGATCAGAACGTATGAGATCTTTCGGCACGCCCCAACGCTCGGCCAGATACTTTGCGGCTTTTTCCTGATCGAACATCATGCCGACCATTTGCGGTCCAAAACGCATTTGTATCTGCTCAACACAGCGGTCCACATTGAGAATGTCTTGCTGCTCCTGGGCGCGGCCCAAAGGCGATACCGGATGTACGCGGATCTCCCGGCCATTGATTTCCGGCAGATTGATGCGCCCTCCACGCTTCAGGATATACGCCATACGACGCATAATCGGCTGGGTTTTTTCCGTCTGTATCCGCCCGAACGGAGAGCCGGTTTGGCGGGAAAACTCAGCCAACCGCTCGGTGATTTCTGTGGCGGAACGCACTGGTTGCTCTAATCCGCCTAGCGGCTGATCGTACATTGCCAGACGGATCTTGTTTTGCAGATCCTCCAAAATGAGTTGGCTGACATCGAAGCTGCCGCCTGGTTGTAAAGGTCGTATGCCATTAGACCCTGCCGATATCGGAATCATCGTACCGGCAACAAACTGTACGGTATGCGGGTTTATGGTCGTGTCGTCGTCATATTGCCACATACCGGTAATAGCGGTTTCGGCGTTTTCGAGTGTTAGCTCCACCACCAGATTAGCGACCTTAATATCCGGCAATGCGTTGAGTAGAGGGCCGCGTCCGTAGACCTCCGATGAGGACGTAGACCAGCGGAAAATAATCCACGGTGAAGATCCGGGGCCTTCAAATGTGTCTTGTTCGATAGACTCCTGATGCTCAAGAGAAATGATATCATGGAGATATTTCTCCGGACCCAACGGATTTGAGCGGTCCCGCAACGTGGTATTGATGATCGTGATTTCCCGCTCCGGTGCATCGCGTATATCCTTTGCGACCTTATCCGGCATTGTGGCCTTGGGCCATAATTCAGGAATTTGGTGAACCTTGATCTTGCGCGGCCAAAATACGCCGTCAATCGAAGAAAACGGCCCAGGCTCAAGTACCAGTTCCGGCAGTGGAACGGCACGGAACTCAATCAATTGGTTCAGCGTACCTTCCTCACATAAAAGCGCACCCGTGCCGACAGCGAGATCTATATTTGCCTCATGGTCTTCCTGGTCAAAGTTCGAGCCGTTTTGCAGCGTATCAAACATATAGTCGTTTACTTCAACCAAGCCCTCATTCACTTCGTCGCGCTCTTCCGGTGGAATTTCGGAACCGGCGCGAAGCTCGGACCATTTGGCGAAGTTCGGGGTGGTAAAGGACTTTACGCGGGACGCAAAGTTCTGAACGCTATGAACGGCAGTTGAATCGAATATCTTGTCTGTGCGGCTTTCGCCATACTGCGCCGTATAAAAGCCGCAACGGTTTGGCAGGGCCAAGTCATAACAGTCCTGCCATTTTGGCAACCAGTCCTCACGTCTTTTATGCGCTTTGGCATATCTGCGGATAATGACTTCCGTGCGGGAATCCCCGCTCGGCATCATTTCCGTTGTTCCAGGAATAATCGTGGTATCAGTGGCGCTTCCGGTAACAATCATAAATTAACCTGTTCCAAGTCCTACGGCGATACGCTTGTGCGTCGTGCCGCCGCCATATCCCGATGCACTTAACGGATCAGCTGCGGGAGCCGCGGTTGCCGTCGCTTGCTCTACCGGGGGTGATGCCGCTGGCTGACGCAAGGTTCTGACCGGTTCTGTTGGCGTAATAGGAATGCTTGGGCCGAAAGATCCAGGGGCAGGGGGGTTGCCACCGGCAGTCGTGTTAGGGGTTGATGCTGGCGTCCCGGTTGTAGACGTTGGACCTGCGCCGATACCCATGCCACCCAGACCGGGATTTTGCCCACCGCTGAAGCCGATGCCGCCAAGTCCCCCACCACTAGAACTTGAATTGCCGCCGATGCCGCCAAATCCGCCAAACCCTGCGCCTGTTACCGGCATAGCTAGCCTCCTAAATTACCCTTTGGGAATCCTAACTCGTCGCCCGATAAGAGGCTTTTGTATCCGCGCCGCCCACGTTTCAGTTGCGCTTTTTCCTCACGCTCTAAATCTTCCTGCTTTTTCTTCTCTTCAGCGGCTTGGCGTTCAGCCTCCCTCCGTTGCCTACCCAGTTCTGGGTCTGGCGGTGGTGGCGGCGGCGGCGCTTTCGGTGCTTTGAAAATTCCACCCATCTTATACCTCTCCTTCAAACGTAGGTTCGGCGCCCGCTTTCAACATGGCGCGGTATAAACCATGGGGGGTAAAACAAAACCCGCGAAAGCCGATGACATCCTTCATCATCGAAACACAGGTACGAAGCGAATAACCGTGCGTTACACAATGCTGTTCCGTCCAACTCAATGCTTTGCCGTTCCGTTTTGCAAAGTGGATGAATCTTTCCACATCTACGGCTTCAGCAATACGCACAATGACCTGCCCCGGTTGCGGCTCGACAAATAGCCATTGTTTATTATCTGCGTCATAGGCAAATGCCATGACATGACGAAAGCCCTTTCGCGTCCAGATCCGCGCCCACAGCTGCTGCGGATAGCCAGGAAAATCCAAAAACAGCACATTCCAAATCAATGGACGGCAAAGCGTTGAGTCCGAGATGTCAGCCTCCCTTTTTGAATGCGCCGGTCAAAGATATTCTGTGACCGCTCCACTACATGCGGCTTGGCTGGTTTATCGCCTATTGTCAGTGCGCGGCCTTCACCGGCACCCAGCATGAGATATTGAAGCGCATCATGCGGGTGAGATGCCTTGTTCTTGGCTGGCCGCTCCTGGTACTGGTCGATAGTTCCGGCAACGGACGGAAAATTATATCCGCCGTTAAAGCCTTGTTTGAGAACCACGCAGCGCGGATCGATCAGAATACCTGGTTGTCCGTCAATCATGCGGTTGAGAACCGTCTCCACGGCTTCAATACGAATATCGGGATCGTTGGTCGGCGCTTTTCTGGCTATCAAGCCTTCAGCGCGGAAAATTCTAAACGGCGTATTTTCGTCGGTCTGTGCGCGATGATCGCCAGCCGGATCGCCGTAGATCAGAAACTTGGCACCTTCGGTAAGAGGAAACTCGCCCATTGCCTTTTTGATCTCACCGGCAAAGCGCTTCGCCCCCATATCCGAGCGCACCACTTCCTTCAGAATACGCCAGCGGCCATGAAGGCTCTGTGCGAATATCGCTGCTGGGGTCAACCCAAAATCCACACCCACCCATACGTCCTGTGACGGCACACATTCGAGCGGCTCCTTGGCGATATGTGCTTCCTGGCGGAATGTCGAATAGACCGGCTTGCCAGCAGAGTGGGTGCCGAGCTTGTTCATCACATACACGTCGATCCAGTCCTGGCCCTTACCTTGAATCAGGCCGGGGTAATAATCGCCATCCAGGTTTCTCACATTTTCGGCACGTTGATTGACATGGTATCCGGTGACTTCGCCCTGCGCGTTTGTCTTTTCCAGCATTCCGGGCGGCTGAGTGAAGAACTCCCAATCGGCGGGTGTCACCAGCGTCAGCCGGTCAGCCTCACTCATCCATTCCGGCACGGGTACTTCGCCAGCCATGATCGGCCACCAATGTTCTTCGGAAGGCGCGTTGGTATCCATAATCAGGCCCGACCATGTAGCCCCACCGTCCTTCATCGCCGGGAATCTTCGCAATCTGCTGGTTGCCGCATCCACGATCTGCTTCGGCACTTCACGGGCCTCGTTGATCCAGCAGAAAGTCAACTCAAGCGATAACAGCTTTTTAATATCTTCAGGCTTGTCGAGTGCGAGAAAGATTACCTCAAGCTCGATATCGTTGACCTTAATCATATGAATGAAGGGCGGCGACCATGAGAAATGCCCGAAATCGTTTTCCGGAAACCATTCGAGCCATGTTTTGGCCGTGGTCAGTTTTAGTTCCGGAAACGTATTCCGCACGATTGCCGCACGGCTGCGCCGAATGCCTTTATCGTCAGGTTCCTGGGCGCAAGCGCGGCGGAATATCTCTATACAACAGGCCGTTGACGTACCGGAGCCGATAGGGCCGCGTATGCCGCGAACAAATCTGTCCGACTTCATAAAGGATTTAAGAACCGTACCATCCGGCTTATAGGTGATGGTAGGCATTATCCATGCACGATAGGTTTTGCTGCCAAAATACCTGCATCGACCTGGGCCTTGATCTGCTTTTCAGCAACTTGCGGCCCAAGCGAGGCGATGATCTTGTCGCATTCATAATCATTGATATGCCGGTCAGGATAATGCCGCATTTGGACGCGGCGAACCGACGCTCTCAGGCGGCTTAAATCGTCATGGGACAGACCGGTAATCCACTCAAGTCCCTCGCCCATGATTTAGGCGTATTTCACAGCACGGCGAGGCTTTCTTGTGCGCTTTGTCACCTTTCTCTTGGTTCCAGGCTTGGCCCGTTTCGGTTTCTCGCCGTATCCTTTACCTTTAGGCATCGCTTTTCTCCATGATTGTTACCGGCCCCACAGAAGGAGCCTTTTGAGGCGTGAAAATATGCGTCTAATCCATCTATAGAGGCTGAAAAGACCATCGGTAACGTGCTTGGCAAAGATCATGTGGAACATCATTGCGTGGTTTCCAGCATCCTCGCGCCAGGAGACAAAATACCGTCCCGGCCATGCGCCTTCTGGCATTCAAAGCCAGCGTTTTCGAGGGTGGCGGTCCATGTACCGGAGCCAAAATTCATATAAATCCGGACGATATCTCCGGTTCCGGTAATGCCCTTGAAAATGCGGTTCTCACCAAACTTCTGCGAAAGTGTGTCACGCCAGATTTCGTGCGGGGGACAGCCTGGGGGTTGTTGACGCACGCCCTCTTGAGGCGTTGCGGCGATCAGTACGGCAGTCGTGGCTTCCAGTAACATCCCTAAACTATCCGCCTATGGCGATGGCCTTTCCTGGTGCCGGGAGAGCGCCGTTGACGCTGGGCTGCTTAGAGGAGGTAGAGTGGCGTCAACATAATCCAGTGCTAAAGATTCCGCGCTCATCCCGGCAAGACCATATCAACCCAAAAAACCCGCCAGGGCTACGCACAGACGTTTGCTCTATGTTTTAGAATCCCGAAAAGCATGAAGAACTTCAAACAAATCACAGCCCAATTCCCTATCAGTCAAATCATCATAAACATCCGAAACAAACTCTCTATCCGGCCTCAAAGCATTCGGCGCCCGACGACCACGGCCTACTCCCGATACCGGAACAACCTCTAGCTCGTACCCTAAAGCCCCTAAAATATTCTCCAGCTTACGAACCGTCGTTTCCCGCCGACCGCCTTCAACCGCCGCCAGCGTCGAAGCGGCAACCCCGGAATCCAAAGATAACTGAGACCGCGTTATCCCAGCCTCACGTCGTAACTCCCCTAAAACTACTCCCGTCCAATGCAAGGCACACTCCCTAGCAAAAATATACAATACGCCCTCATATGGGACTGCGTGCTTTTGAGAGCATTTCTAGCTGTGAGGGGCCTTAAGGGGAACGGTAGTACCCCACTTTCGGAGGGGGGGTCTGTTATAGACACCCTCATCCGAGGTCTATGTTGATCGACACGTCGTGCTGGTGCTGCACCTTTTCTGGTGCCTTGAACCCTGCACGATCGAGGAGATCCTTGCTTGCTTCGAGTTGCACATACTCACTCTTGGCACTGAGTGCTAAGCGATTGAGTACATGTGAAGCTCCAACAGCACCTAGACCAACCTGTTCTGCTACTCTCTG